TTTCCTTAACTCCTCCTCAGTTGGTTCTTGGAACAGTTCAATCGGTCCAATACATTCACCCTCGACGTATTGAAGTTGACCCTGTTTGTCGTAGTAAGGGAACGCTTCACCGCAACCGGACATCCAGTTGAGTATGAGCAATAGAAACCCGAACCCGAAAACAATCGCCGCAAGCGTTACACCTACGGCGCGTATAAACATCTGCCAATAAGACATTTGTCACCTCCTTTTTGTGTGTTAATTAAGACAATTTGAAAACGTCTTAGTCGTTTAATATCAATAGGTTTCGATACTTGTGAGACATAAAGACAGTAGATTGTAATAATGTGAGGGTAAACCAAATCTCACGGGCGTTTTGACATCATCTCTCTATGTCTCTACTCTCCCGAACATTATTATTATCTATTGTCTTATTGTCTTATTGTCTTATTACGTGCTTGGAACCCGCATAAAACCTAGCGATACCTATTAAGACAATCCATGAGACAGTTGGAACACAACCGCAACATGGACTGTCTTAATAGGTAACTGCCTAAACAGTTACCTATTCGACCTTATGCCGCCTCTTTGATAGCGTTGTTAAGGTTTGCCATTGCAACGTCGATGCCTGTGTTGTCGACTTTCACGTCGTACTGACCCGATGCAATCTGCTTGGCAAGTGAGTTGATACGTGCTTCCACGTCGAGCGCCTTAAGTATTTGCTCGGCAGTTTCTTCGTTCTCGTACCATGCACGTACTTCTGTGGTTAAGTACTCAACCACTTCATCACCCGATGTAAACTCGGCAGACTCACGTGCTTTCTTGTCAAGTTTGAATGAACCGTCTTTTTGTAGACGTGCGAACCCGAACTCATGCACCCATTGCACGAATTTCTTTTTGTTCAATCCACCCATTGCGTCGTATAGTTTTGCGTACAATGTCACGTCGCCGTGTTCATACGCATGACCCGCGATATTGCATGCAACGGTTTGCACGTTTGCGCGGATTGAGTTTGCAGACTTTTTGATACCTGCGATTTTGCTCTTAAGTTCTGATTGATTTAGCATAATTATCTCCATAAGGTTTTGTTGATTTGAAGCGATGCGCTTCGCTAAACACACAGACCGCCCATGTGTTTAGAGAAACGCACTTCGCGCGTAACATTAGCGCGTCACGCGCGAAATACATATCTCAGACTTTTTCCCGTTAATTTAGCGACTAGGGGTCTGAACCTTTTATCATCACGCAGTGTGAGAGAGGTCGCCATCAGAGGGACTACACCGAACGGAACAAGTCACTAACCGCTGTTAACGGTACAAGGTTTTCCGGCATTACCCGAACAAGCCCTTAGACGCGATACGCTTTCGTGTATCGTAGGGCGAGACGCGTGGTTCCCCGTTACTGTTCGCGCGGTGCTTAGGCGGCAACTGTCGCTACCGATTCCACTCCCGCAAGGGGCGAACGCAATCTCCCGTGTGGTGGCAGACTTTTCGCATGACAGTCAAGGGACTCAGCGGATTTTCGTCTACACTATAGGCAGATGATGATAATGGGGGGGACAGGGACCGACGGGGGGACCCCCACCCACCCAGCCTTAGGTAGTCCGTGTAGAGCGACCCCTATTTTTTAGCAAATTCAACTTTTACGCGAACTTTGTCTTGTAACCTATTGATTATTAACAGGTTTTGACAAATCGACCCATTTCATATAAACATATTGCGTAATTTCGTGTATTATTTAATATACAATGTGTTACTAATTTGATTAGATGGTGGCATGAGCGCTCAAGTAGATAAATTTAAAGACCCTGAGTTTCGGGAAAAGCCTATCCTCTCACGCGGTCAACTTCAGATGATTGAAGAGGACCCAACGAAGATGGAGACCCTCGCTCGTTTGATGGGCGCGGTGAATTTAGATAATTTGTTCCGTCACATGCAGAACCCCGATATAAACCCTGCTACACGTTTAGAGTTCCAAAAACTCCTGAACAAGATGGGTAAACTAGAACCCGATAGTAAAGCCGAGACCTTTGGTACAGGCCCGCAGGTAGTAATAAATATTACACGAGCAAAAGATACCGAAGGTGCTATAACTATCGAAGGCAAAGCAGAACCGGTAGCAACTGATGACGCATGAAGTAAACTTTGAAGTCATAGAATCGTTAGACGGATTTTTTTATTCCGATAAATTTATTTCTCTTGTTGTAGGACCCGTTGGCTCGACTAAAACCACAGCGGGCATTATGAAGATTATTCACCACGCGTCTCAGATGGCTCCATGTAAAGATGGTGTCAGACGGTCTCGTGCAATTTGGGTTCGTAATACGCGAGAGCAATTACGTGACACATCTATTCCGGATTTTATGAAGTGGATACCCGATGGTGTTATGGGTAGCTTTATGAAGACCGAATATAAATTTATAATTAAGGTCGGGGACATCGAATGTGAAGTTTTGTTCCGTGGTCTTGATGATGCTAACGACGTAAGGCGACTACTGTCGCTACAGGCTAGCTTCTTTATTTTTGACGAGTTCCGAGAAATTCACCCTGACATCTTTAATGCTGCACAAGGTCGTCTCGGTCGTTACCCCGATAAAATGATGAATGGTGTCGGGTGCCAAACGGATGACGGCAAGCCGAACGCGCATTTGTGGGGAATGACTAACCCCCCGGACCAAGATACTTTTTGGGAAGATTTAATTAACGAACCCCCAGAAAATACCCACGTGACAATTCAACCGTCGGGTCTTTCTCCTGAGGCAGATTGGTTAGACTTTCTTCCTATGGACTACTACGAGAACCTTGCTGAAGGTAAGACGGAAGATTGGGTTGATGTTTACATCCATGCCAAATTCGGTAAGTCGCTTTCAGGACAACCTGTGTTCCGTGCGTTCGATAGAACTACTCACACTGCCAAAGATGAAATCAATCCGATTTTTTCGGATGCTCCTCTTCTGATTGGTGTGGACGCTGGTCTGACACCGGCGGCGGTGATTGGGCAGCTCGCGTACGACGGAAGGCTAGTCGTTTACGACGCGCTTGTCTCAGACGGGATGGGAGCATTGCGTTTCGTCCGTGAAAAATTAAAACCACTTCTGTCAAATAAATTTTCGGGGCGCCGAAGTCTAGTTATAATTGACCCGGCAGCGTTCCAACGAGTTCAGACAGACGAACGTACTGTAGCAGATATTTATAAGGCAGAAGGATTCGTCGTTAAACCTGCGAAGACAAACTCTGTAGCGGCGCGACTAGCGGCGGTAGAGAAGTTTATGACTAGAGTTGTCGATGGAAAATATGGACTGGTAGTGGACCCAGTTAACGCAAATTCGTTAATTCAGGCCCTAGCCGGAAAATATAGGTATAAAATAAACAGTAAAGGGGTTAAGGACGAAAGTCCGGAAAAATCCCATCCGTGGTCAGATATTGCTGACGCGTTCCAATATTTGTGTTTACATGCAGATGGCGGAGAGATATTTGGAGGTCAAATGGCTTCTATTGGACGCAGAGAGGTTGTAAAGGTATCAGCCGTAGGTTGGACTTAATTGGTTGACATGTTTACAGTTCACTGGTAAATTGATAACAACTTATATGAGTGATTGATATGGCACTAGGCCCGCAACTAATTCCCGTAGCGAGAGCCTCTGATTTAGAGGCCGCAGCTAAACGCGCTTCTGAAGAGAAGCAGCAACAGACTCTTATTAAGGGACTTGCATCCCACGTAAGGCGTCGATGGGAAATTATGCGTGACCACAAGCAAGACGCCATTGAAGAAAGACTTACAGATTGTATTCGCGCTCGTAACATGGAGTACGACCCGCAAAAACTTGCAGAGATTCGAGAGCAAGGCGGTTCGGAAATTTTTATGGGTATCGTCAGTACTAAGTGTCGAACAGCAACAGCATGGTTGCGTGACACTCTTCTAGGTACCGGCGCAGATAAACCTTGGTCAATCACACCTACCCCAATTCCTGAAGTTCCACCTGACTTAGCTCAACGTACGCAGCGTATCATGCAAGGTACATTGCAACAGTACTACGAAGCAGGCGGGCAACAGTTAGACCCTATGCAGCTTAAAGAACTTGCAGGCGGTATGAAAGATACTGCGATGCGAGAACTTACATACGAGGCAGAAAAACGTGTCGAGCGTATGGAAAAGAAAATGGAAGACCAGCTTGTAGAAGGCGGCTTCATCAAAGCATTGTTTGAGTTTACTAACGATATTGCTACGTTCCCGTATGCAGTATTGAAAGGACCAACACCTCGCAAACGTAAGGTGCTGAACTTTGCACAAGGCGGACTCGCGGCGGTTGATATACTGCGCGACGAGTGGGAAAGGGTCGACCCGTATAAATTCTATTGGGCGCCTTGGGGCGATGACATTCAGAACATGCCTATCATTGAGCTTCATCATCTTACGCGCGAGGATGTAGAAGGGATGATTGGTGTAGAAGGGTACGACGAAGATTCTATTCGTTCTATCCTTGCAGACTTCGGAGTAGGCGGTCTTGATTGGTTAGAACATGATGACGCTGACTATGAAGATGCAACTAACAGAGATTTCGATGAAGCGGGTAGCGAGCTTGTAGCTGCTATTCAGTTATGGGATTCTATCCCCGGCAATTTATTGCTTGATTGGGGTATGGACGAAACTGAAATTCAAGACCCGCAAAAGTCCTATCCATGTGAAGTGTGGATGGTTAACAACACAGTAATTAAAGCTGTGTTGAACTATGACCCTCTAGGACGTAAACCGTATTACATGACTTCGTTCGAAAAAGTACCGGGCAGAGTCGACGGCAACGGCGTCGCTGACCTGTGTATTGACGCACAGAATATGTGTAACGCGGCAGCACGTGCGCTAGCTAATAACATGGGTATTTCTTCCGGGCCTCAGGTCGGGGTAAATATATCTCGTCTACCTGCCGGTGAAGATATTACTCAGATGTACCCTTGGAAGATTTGGCAGTTCCAGCAATCCGAGTACGGAGATGCTTCGCCGCCAGTTACTTTCTTCCAACCTAATTCTAAT